ACAAGGATATACCTGTGTTAATTATGCCACTGATAGCAGCGTTTTTACCAGCCTTCTTAGCTGCAGAAGCATTAGCCGACAGATTAGACTTATCAGCCTGTGCGTTTAGTGTCAGTATCTTGGCCTCTGTACGTTTCTTATCACGGGCAATCTCTGCGTTAAACCCCAGAGTCTCAAGGTCGAGATCAATATCCTCAATAGCATTAACAAGCTCAAGTTCAGCTTGCTCCTCTTGAAGCTGGAACTGATCCAACTCAAACTCATGTTGCAGAGTCGTGAGAGCCTGATCCTTATCAATCCTAGTCTGGTTTAATCCAGCCCTAGCTGTAGTGCCTGTACGCTCCGCTGAGATGCTATCAAGGTCAAGTTGGGCCTCTGCCCTCTGATCTTCTCTAACAAGCCTCTGTGAGCCTGTCTGACGCACTCCACCTGCACCTGCTTCAACCCTCTGGTCTGCCAGTGTACGGTCACGCTTCAATGTACGTGCAGTGTTAGATAGGTCTAGCTTAGTCAGGGCTTCTGTTAAGTCTGTAGAGATCCGGGTACGGTCAAGGTCACTCAGCTGGTTCTTCAGCGAGAACTCATCAGTAGATGCGGCTCGTCTCTGTCCAAAGTCTCTACGGTTAAAGCCTGTAATTTCATTGGCAACACGCTTACGCTTGGCGTTCTGCGTTACATTAAATTCTTCCTGCTTCGTGATAGCAGATAAGTCTTTGCCTATCTCGCCCAGATTAAGGGCAAGCATACGATCGACATCGCCAATACTTGCAACAGATGCGGCAGCAGATGCGTTACCAGCTTGGAAGTTAGTGAACCCACTGAAGGCGCTACCTACACCAGATAAAGCACCAGCAGCTCCTTGTGAGTTAAATGTAGTATCGCTCCCAAATGCCTGACCAAAGACAGTGTTCTGGTTATTAGTGAAGCTATGAATTGTCTTTGGTGCCATTAGGAATCTCCTACGATAATACGCTGCACAATAGCAGTGACCGTGAAGTCGAGAGGCTCTGAGCCTTCAATCTCCATCAGGGGATCAGAGTCATAAGAGCTATCTACTGACATTTCTTTCCACCCACTGAAGCGAGGAACAGCTTCACCCATGTTATCAGACGTACTGCGGTATATGATAGGGTCGCCATTGATAGTTCCACCGAGACTCTCCAACAAACGAAGTCTTACATTATAGCTACGCTTACGAGCTGACTGGCCTGTGCCTGACTGTGCGCCTACCTCATAGGGTAACATATGAATCTTGTGTGTGTACCCCAGACCAGCCTCAACAGCCGTGTACGTAGCCCCTAGAGCCACTACGCCTAATGCTACCGTCTTATCTGGTACAAGCGCACCATCTGCTCTGATCTTTACAGACTCACCATTAAGGTGAACAAGGCCAGTCATGGTTGCTGCGCTTAATGACGAAACGTAAGAAGCACAATCTGTGTCTACATTAGGACTAAAGTATTCCATAAACCGTTTAGTCACGCCATTGATAGTACGCTTAACTGTAACCCAGACTTCATCTCTCGAATCACCGCCAGTACCATAGTTGGGTACTACCGTGACACTCTCGAACTCACCATTGGTAGTTACCTCGGTCCAAGCTGTAACGCCTGCAGCAGGATTGTTGGTGTACGTAGCAAGCTTACCATTGCCGGTAAGTACCCAAGCCCGTGTGTCGTCTTGCTGCCAAGCTACCTGACGGAAGTTAGTGTTCGTAGTAGCAAGGTGTTCAGACAGTAGGCTTACATCTGTAGACTTCCATGAGATACGTGTAGTCGTTGAATCAAACCCAAGCTTATGAAGACCACGTTGACCACGACGAACAAACAACACGCTATTATGAACTTCAATAGGAGGTATATGAGCTACACCTTCGGCTACCTGCTTACGAACAAACGTATTCGCAGGTGTAAGTGGTGGTGAATCCGCAGAGAGACTCCAGATACCATCGGCTGCACCACCAAAGAGTTCGCCTGCAGCAGTAGCAAGCCAACGTACATCGTTCACACTACGGTCTGCGATAGTGTAATCAAGTGGATCAGAAGACAAGGCTCCCGGCTCATGGTTCAGGAAGTCTGCAGTTACAGAACCCCAAATAGTAGCAGGCTGTGATGTCGTGTGAGCAAGCATTAGACGCTGCTCGTAGAACACTACTGCACCCGGATAACCAGTTGTCTCGCTGAACGAACCCAAACGCCATGTAGTAGCAGCAACAGTACCATCAAGGTCTGTAATGATGTCTATGTCCACATGGGTAGTGTCTGTAAATGCAGTGACAACACCATACCCGTAAGCACTGGATGACTGTATTCTAATGAATCGGCCTACATCTGTAGACGCAAAGCCTGTACCACCGTTGATACCAACTATAGAACTAGCCGTGACTGTCTGACCTGTACCCGTAGTAGCAGCACAAGCCAGCGTTGTCGTAGTAGTGTTCAATGGAAGATACGGACCATCAAGGAACGTGCAGTCAGTAATAGCCCACACTGTGTGATCTGATCTAGTCAGGCAACGGGTCGGATAACTGGGATGAACGATATACATCGTATCAGTATCTTGAGCGAACTGGATCGTGTTCAGATCAGCCTCTACATAAGTCGTAGTAATCTCTACAACCTTATCAGCAGTGCCAGCACTTGCGTATGCTGTATATGCAGAACTGTCCTCACCTGTTAGCTCGAATGTGTTTGTCGTCTTGTTAGCTACTACGAACCAGCGCTGATTAAGCTCAGTCATGCCTACAACAGCAGCGATATAGACGGTATCACCGTTGGTGTACCCATGTGCTGCAGATGTAACCACGGCAGGACTAGCTGCAGTGATAGCCGTAATGGTCTTAACACCCTCACGGACCTGCGCATGGTTATAGTAAAAACGCATCTTCAGATCACTGAGTTCAACAACATAGCTGAACAGATCAGACTGAAGGAAAGGTATAGCCCTAGACTTCTTAGTATTGTCGGACACTTCAGCTACATAGATAGTGCCATCACGTCTTGTGGCTCCACCCTGCTCTTGTACGAATATGTTCTCTAGCTTCTTGGCTGAACTGTTGTAAACCTCAATGTCGGAACGGCCATATAGCTTCGGAGAAATCTCACCTGACGTAAAGGCTGATACGAGTGTATTTACTTTAGCCATTACTTACGTGCATTCGCAAAGATGTTGCTGGTGATCTTCATAGGACGACCTTCCATGCCATCCATAGTCCGAGCTTCCTTCAGCTTCTGAAGGTACAGACTCCAAGCCATCTCCTCTTTAGTACGTGAACCAGTCAGCTTGTAGCACATCTCATGGCCAAGCCGTGCTGAAAATGCTTCGGCAAACAGCGAGTCAAACTCAGCCTCACTGGTTACGCGAGAGATATAACGGATGTTAATGTTAGTATCTTGTGCGAGGATCTTACGACCCTCAACTACCCATTCGTCCATGCGATAGTCCCTGACTTCAAGAACCCTCAAGCAATACGGATCAGTCGGTAGTGTGAATTGATAGTCAAATTCCCATGTAGGCGTTGCAGTCAACGAGGCTAGGTTAGCCCGTGCAAGTGCAAAGTTCCAAGGGTGTGACTTAAGAACGGCATCCCTGACAGTATCGTAACGGTGATTGCAAAGCCTTGCACGTTCACTGTCGTCAGTAATAGCAGTAATAGTACCGTCACCAATCTGGATCAGGGCTGCGTTACAGATAGAAACTTGACTGATAGCCATTTAATGTTCTCCAGTGAAAAGGGGGCAGAGCATGACTCCACCCCCAATCACAACTATGGAAGTGGATCAGTCGAGAACCCACGTACAAGTCAGTTCGATAGTACCAGTAGCGGCGGCACCAGCGAGATCTACAGTTACAGGCAAGCCTGTACCATCGGCATCAACAACTGTGTTGAGGCCCAAGGCGGAAGTCAGAGCAGCACCAACAGTCGCAATGGCTGTTGAAGCAGCAGCAGCTTTGAACTCATCGACGTCCAAGGCAACTACAGTACCGGCAGCGTTGACGTAAGCAGCGTGGCCTACGGACAACGTAGTAGAAGCACCAAGAGCATCATGCACAAGCTGCATGCTCAAGATACGGGCACCATTTGGCAGATTGAACATTTCAATCGCACCGACAGCCAAAGCCGAAGCTTCTTTCAAAGCATAAGAAGAACGAACTCGTCCGCCATGCTCATTGGGCTTGATGTCCTTTGCTGGAACCGTTTGGTCCCATTTGGTCTTTTGGACACTATATGTTGTAGACATTTTTCAAACCCTCCTTAGGTTGGATCACAGGCGATTTCGACGACTTTCTCGTCTTCAACACGGGTGGCACCCATGCTCATGGCGAGAAAGACCTGTGTGGAATAAGACTTATCTGCACGCTCAGTGATCCGAGCCTCAACATCAGAACCAACCGCAAGGCCAATTCCGCTGTTAGCCCAACAGAAAACTTGTTGGTCAGAGTTTGAATCAGTAGACAGGTTTTGGTAGTCCATGAACTCAAAACCCATGAACGTATTAACTTCGCCCTGTACCAAGGCACGGACGGAGTTGTAGTCTGCAGACTGGATTTCGGTAGCTGTCAGCAGTTGAGCTTTTTGCTTGGCGTTAATAGCGCAATACAGTTTCTCACCTTTTTCAACATTACCAGCTTCGAAGATTTCCTTAGCAGCAATCAGCTTGCCTACTGTCAACCCAACATCACCCGAACCCGAGTCATATGCGTGGTTGTCAACAACAACCTTCTGTCCTGCTGGAAGTGCTACGGCTGTAGCAGCGTCATCTTCGTCCATGCTGTAGGAGTTACCCAGAGCAGCATCACGAATGATTTCGTCTGCAGAACGACCCATGGCCCAAGAAGCATTGATGCTATAGCTGGACTCAGGATCAATCAACATACGGATCCGGTCTTGATTATCAATCAGATCGGCCCATTCGTAATCGTCCATCGTGATACGACGACGACTGTGTGGAGTTTCTTGCAACGGTGTGTCACCGTGGCGAGTGGTACGCTTAACAGCGGCAGTTGAGCCAATACGCTCAAAGTAACCGGCTTTGCCCATCAGGAAGTCCGGGTCTTCACGAACAGTTCCACGAAAGACAGAGCCACGCTGCTGTGACAGCATGATGATGTTAGATTTGTACTGTTGTACAAAAGCAGTTGTGATTTGAGTACTCATTTGAGTCTCCTTCGATAAGAGTTATTTACTTATCGTCGGGCAACCCAATAGGACCCGGACTTGCGCTATTACGATGCGCCGATACGGCAAGAATCCACTTGCAGGCACCGGACTTCCTAGTATGGAAGCAATCCGAATGACGAGAATATAGTAGCAACACCGGCAGCAAGTCAACAATCTACACAATTCGCATGTAGAATGCTGACTATACTACACTAACTTTGGTGTGGTTTATCTGGCTTCGGTGCGTCTTTAGGACGTCCACCGTTACCCTGAATATCAGTTGCCCATTTCCAATACTTGTTAGCAACTAGCTCAAAGTTTTGCATCTGCGCCTTGCTCACGTTAATCACAGCAAGCTCAAGGCACTTTAACCTTACGGCCTGTTCAGGCGATCCCGGCTCAATCTTCATTAGGCGTCACGATCTTGAACAGTTCAGCTACTTCCTGAATAGCATCTTGATGGCCCATATTGGACTTGTCACGATACGGAGACTTGGGGTCATTCTGGTGTACCCGAATAGCCTTCCAAGCTTCATCAGCACTCATGCCACCCATGTTCACACCACTTCTATTACCAGAGTTGTTATCTTCACCGATTGAGCTTCCGATACGTGCAAGTGCTGCAGCTACACCGGGGTTCGATGCAGCCAAGGACTTTACAGCGTCAATAGAATTGTCATCAAAGAAGCGTTCAATAGCACCAGCAGACGTTGCCATGTGCTTGTCGTAGTCGTTGCCCCATACTCCTCGGAGTTGGGACTCAGCAGCGTCCCTGACCTCCTGTGAGGCTCCTGTAGCTGCGTTGTTCGCCTGCACAGAGGAATCAGCGATGTGTGAATACATGTCTGCGGCTTGCTTCTTCGACAGTCCGTTAGCAAATGCTTTCGCACGAAACGAAGCTTCCGCTTCCTCATTGGCATAACCTTCCGGGTTTTGGAGTTCATAGCCAGCAGCCTCATCAGGCCTACCCACCTTCTTGTAGAACTTGTCGTAGTCTTCGGAAGTCGCAAGATCGCCGGGAATAGCGACTCGCTGATTAACCATCTTCTGCGTGTCGAGGAAACTCTTAGCTAGGCCGTTAATATCTTTGAAGCCAGCTTTGTCAATTTCACCGCGAAGATCGTCGTTTAGAGATTCAAGAAATTCAGTCATGGATCACCTTCGGTGTAAGTTTACGTCCTGATGCTACTTCACACATGGACACTATGTGACGGACAACATCACGTTGCCCCTCTTTATACGCTGTCTCATGCGTATCATCTTTGGTATATGACCTCTTGTTGAAGTACATATTAACCAATAATTCCAATGCTTTAGGACCGTTACCAGCCTCAAACACACTAGAGATTATCTCTGCGTTCTTTTCGTTCACTGTGCTTGTCCACCACCTTCCATTGAAGCAGCAGCACCAGCCATAGTACCCATCGTCTGAGCCTGTTGCTGTTGCTGTGCAGCCTTCTGCTCGGCTTGCGCTCTCTCTGCACGTTGCTTGCGGATACCATCAACTTGCTTCTGGTCCAACAAGAACTTCGTCGGGACGTTCAACCACTGTCCCATCTCATGTGTAATAGCATCGGCGTTCACGTTGTCCAGCACCTGTGGGTCCAACTGTGCGATACCGGCTACGATCTCCAGCCATTGCTGTGTGACCTGCACCTCAGAGCTACGTTGCGCCCTTGCAAGAGGGCCGACATAGTTCACATCAATAGCACCAATGTCGATACCATCAGGCGGCTCTGGCAAAGCATCTTTACGGGCCATGATCTTAAATGCACGATCAATCAGCCTGTTCAGGAACTCAGTCTCAATACGTCCTAGTGTCGGGCCAAGCACACGGTTCATAAGCTCAAACCGAGCCTGAACCTCTGTAGCTGTCATCTGTGGACCCGAAGCCGGAAGCTCTAACTGGTCAGCAAAGAATGTCTGTCGAATCGAAGACCTGTACTCCTCAAGCTTAATGCGGTTTACATCCCACCTAGCACCTGACTCCATCACCTGAATGTCGTTCATATCACGCACGATGGTCACGCCGTTAGGCCGTAAGTCAACGTCACCAACGACTCCATCATCCATAGCCTTGTATGGAGGGTCGATAGCCTTTGCCCAAGCTGACAACTCTAACTCAGTAGCCTTGTCCAGGACCTTGATGTCTGGCAATGCCATAGTTCCCGGACCACGACCATACTTCTCACCGGATACCTTGGACCAACGTGGTACCAGATACGGGAACTCGTCATAACCAGACTCTTTGACTACGCCATTAGTCTGAATCTCAATGAACACAGACGCATACGCCTTGTTCTTGCTGTCGATCTTGTCGCTGTTGCGATCCTCACGGGGCAATACCCAGTGGATAAACTTGTGCATCGTGTTCGGATCATCATCTAAGTCCTTCATGATCTTCTCGGACACAGCGTCACCAAACCAACCGAAGGCCTGCACAGCAGAAATATTGATGTCTAAACAGATTGCGTTGACTACACCCTCGTAGTCTTCCTCAATGAAGTACGAACCCGTAGCGTGTGACGTACACACAAAGCCGTTAAACTGGTTTGCAGGCCCTTCCTTCTCCTCTAGCAGCAGACAAGCTGTGCCAGTAGCAGTCACATCCAGATACATCTCATGGCTCTGTGAGTGGAAGTTAGACCTGTTGAATGACCTCCATAGCTCTGTGGCTACATCGTCTAGCCATTCTCGGAGCATACGATCCTCTGCAGCATCGGGAAGTTGCGGTGACTCTAGGTCAAACCAGCGGAATGACTTAGATGTCAGCGTACCCTGCAGGTTCGCAGACAATATCTCATGGGCATGACCTGCTACAGAGGAGAACTTCTCCTGTGCCACCTTCTCACCCGTGGTACGCGACACGTTGATGTTGGCCTTGCGAGGAATGATGAAGGTATTAACCTCCTGCCACTGCTCATCCCATAGGGTACGCTCACTTGCAAGCCGGTTTCTACGTTCTACTAGCTGTTTGGCTAATGCTTGTTCCATGTCTATATTCCTTCATTAGCCATCAAGGGCCACCTTCAAATGGGAATTGCTGTTTACTAGGGTCTGGCAACATACCTGCTTCTATTAGTCGCTGACGATTCTGAGGGCTAATGTAACCTGTTGCATGATCTCCAGCGTTTGATTGCTGAATAATGTTAGAAAGCTCTGATCTCTCAGCCTTCTGTGCATTAAGAGCTGCTGACAGCTTCCCTTGGTCGAACGAGCCTTGTTCGCTGTAACCAATCTGGATGCCTATCGAAGTAGACAGTGCAGCAGCATTACCACCTCCGGGTTCTGCTTCAAACCCTCCACCGAATCCACCAGCATCAAAGGCTTTAGACTGTTCTTCTACAGCACGATTAGTCAGATACTCTTTGCGTCTACCAGACCATGACCCGACTGTACTAGAGAAAGCAGCAGAGTCATTGACCTTAATCAGCCCGTTCTCAAAGAAGAACTTCACGAAGTCTTCGGCTTTACTATAGCCACCAAGCTGTCCTGCACTAAGCTCAAACTCATCCGAGATGTCAGCCATCTCAATAGCACCTGAATCCGACAGGGCATTTAACTCAAATAGGAAGTCAGCTTCAAACAAAGGTCGTTCAGCCGTACCGTTCTTACTACGGTTAGCGGTTCCAAGAACGAACTTGCCACCCTTGATACCTACCTTCTGCTTAGACATTACAGGCTCTGACGAGTCCTGTGCGCTTGCAAGCATAACGAAAGCACCAACAGCTAGGCCTACTACACCTAGCGTAGCCATAGCACCCATGCCTGCTCCACTTGCTGCACCTGCAGCAGCACCGGCACCTGTAGCACCAGCAGTACCGGCACCTGCGGCTCCACTAGCTACAGATAATCCAGTACCAAATGCGGGAGCGCCTGCTATAGCACCACCAGTTCCAAACACACTAGCAGCAGACGCAGCGCCACCGGGGATAAACCCGACAGAAGCGGTAGACAAAGCCGTAAGACCGGGAGCAGCAGCTAAACCACCAATGGCATTGCCAGCAAATGCGAAATTAGGGTTGAACGAGCTATGCAAGTTGCTGCCTATGCCGCCGGGGTTAGCATTGAATTGCCCTTCACCACTAAACAAGCTAGAGCCATCACCAACTAGGTTGCCTTCACCTACACCGGGGCCGATGTTACCCGGTGATCCGAATGTCGCGGCAAGGTCGTATGATCTCTGCAGAGTACCAATGTCACCAGTTTCCAAGAACAGATCCATGGCTGCATCCATATGACCACCCTCAAAGGCTTCATAAAGATTACTAATTTTGTCGAACCCATCTACAGCATCTTTGAGCTTCTTGCCCTTGCTCAAGGCGTCGGCAAGCATAGATAAGGGGCCACCTGCTGCAGCAGCACCTCCACCTCCACCACCAAAGCCGGGAACCTGCACGTTGGCTCTCTGACCTGCATCAACTCTACCTTGAACCTGAATACCCTCACCAATCAGACGCCTCTGTGCGCCTGCCTTGCTGAAGCTACCGGCCACTGAGTCCTGTGATTCAGACGACAGAGCATTAGTGTTCTCTAAAATACTAAGTGAAGCGAACCCTGCCATTACTTACGCCTTCCGAGAACATTGAAGTTTCCAATCGCACCAAAGACACTAGGCTTACGGCTTCTACCGCCACCAGCACGGGAATAACGCAGTGACATTATCAAATACCTTGTAGCGTCCATGACATCATCACGTTCCTTGAATATCTTACCATCCTTGCGGTGATACAGCCGAAACTCATCGAACCAATCATGCAGGTGACGAGCTACCTTTACACGACCAGTGTGCATACGGTCCAGTAAATCAGCTATGCCGGCCTCTGGGCTAAACACACCATCCTCATACTGGGTACGCTCTTTCATCATCTTGACCCCTTCCTTCTTGTAGAGGTCTTTAATGGCAACACCTGCAGTTCTGTCCGTCTTGAGGCCATCATGGGGCCATGCAATAGGTATATGCTTACCCCTATCACGAATAGCAGCAGCATGGACCACAAGCTTCTCTTTGTTCTGGCGATATGAGTCATATATCCATACAGTGTCGTTATCTCGGTCCCACCTAGCCCATACTGCAGCCGTAGGGTGGTCCCAATCGCCAATATCCATAGCACCAAGTACAGGCCAGAAGTCAGGAAAGCCACTCTTGAAGTCAGACATGTCAAACTTGATGGATTCCTCCGACACAGGATAGATAGCACCCGAACCAAGCATGGGTATCCCACGTATCCGGGCGTCTCTCTCCCATTCCTCATAGCTATCCTCAATCACCTTGCGCTTTGCAGCGTCAATGTGCAGAGCATCCTCTATCTGCATGGTAATCAGGAAGCAGTTGTCGTTGGAAGACTCCATAAACCGGCGAACAACCTTAGTCATACCCAGTAATG